AAAGACTTGGTTACGTAATGTTACCGGGCTGACAGCAGAAGAGTTGGCTGATACTGCAACTTTTATCTCTACCATGTCTATGCAAGCTTCCGATGAACAACGTCAAGTTGTCATGCGTGTTGCTGCTAATGATTATAAGTGGCGTTATACCTATATCATTTTATTTTCTATCTTATTTTCCTGTTATGCATTTTTTCTTGTTCCTTTTGAAGGTATTTATTCCAATTTGAACAGAACTTTGTTTTCTCCTGCCGTTGTTGTTAGTGTGCCCAATTTTTTAGATTTAGGTTCACGTTGGCATAATCTTAATGCTAATGTTTTTAATTATTTTAATGATAAAACATTTTTTGTTGCACCTATTTTGGATTGCAATTATTGGATGATTCCCAAGGTTGATGGTGTCAACTTTTGGGTTTGTCAGCAAGATTATGACTATGAGGTTATGTTTAATGTTAGTGTTTTCATTATTCAATTTCTTTTTTATATGACGGTTATTTGTGTAGCAGCGTGGAAGTGTGAAGGTGTGGTGTTTAGGGTTTTAATAGAAGAGTCGATCAAGTTAACGATGGCAAATTGTTTGTTGCCATATGGTCCTCTTTCGTTTTTAGCCCCAGCACTTTTGATTGGGGTGGTTGAAAGTATTTACTATCGGAATTTAGTGAATGTTATTTACCACTGTGCCAGCGCCTACCTTCATAATTATCCACTGTTTGTAATTGGACTGCATGTTTTATGGAATGTTAGTTTTCCTGATATGCAGTTTAATGTGCTCCCAGTAGTTAAGGGAGTTTTTAAGGGTATCAAGTATTGTTTGTCAAATGTTTCACCAGCGCAAGTTGTAATGCGTGCTGGATCATCGCTTGTTGAACCACCTGTTTTAGACAGTGTTCGGGGATCAGCATTGAAACGTGACTTTAGGCCCCAAACGCAATGCTTGTATGGTATAGGTTCTTCAGGTTATCGACCCGTGGCATATGCCCCCAATTACATTAATGAACATGCTGCTGTCACATCGAGGATACTGGCAGCAACACCTGAACCAAACGTCAACAGAACCACAGCCTGTATTTTATGGGTTTCACGAAATTTGCGTAAAATTTTTACAAAATGTGGAATTGTTGAGAGTGTAAGTTTTGAAACCTATTTAAAGAAAAGTAATGCAAGTGCAAGTGTCAAGAGAACACTTAAACGTACATGGATCAAAATGCAGGAGAATGGTATTGATGAGAATACAATTTTTTCTGCTGATGAGTTATATAAAATGACGTTAAGAAAAGCATTTGTTAAGGTTGAAAACAATGTGTACCGTTCACCAGCAGGCCGTAAGAAAAAAGCAAGTAGATTAATTCAAGGAGCAACTCCTGAATTTATTTGCTTGGTCGGCCCATGGATGATGGCCTTTCAGTCTATGATTAAAAAACAATGGAGCAAGAAAAATTTTATATGTTTTACCAGTGGTGTTGATTCACTGGATGCTGCCAAAGTTATTGATCAAGAGGGTTGGGAAATATTGGAGGATGATATTGGTGCTTTTGATGCATCTGTTAATCGTCCTTGGCTTGAACTGGAATTAGCAGTTTTTAAATTTTTTGGAGCACCTCGTGCTGTTTATGATTTAATTAAAGCCAATATTGATACACATGGGGTCACTAGTAAAGGTTTGCGTTATAAACGTGAGGGTATGCGCAAATCTGGTGATCCTTATACTTCTGTTGGTAATTCTCTATTGAATGGTTTTATGCATTTGTATATTTATTGTCATGTAACTGGTAAGACAGTTGAACAAGCACGTAGTTCATTACGTATGCTTGTCCAAGGTGATGATAATTTAATGCGTTACGTTAAAACCGATGTAATAGATTGGGTTGGTTACATGTTGGAGTTTGGTTTCAATAGTGAGGCAGTTTTTAGGCCCACTATTTTTGCAGCTGAATTTTGTAGTAATCTTGTTTACA